TTCAAACGTTCTCTTCTACATCTCAGGTTCCCCTTGGGCCTAGCCGTAGTTTAAGTGGACCTAACGGAGTGACCACCCATCCATATTTTACGTCCCAGATGGCAGACGACTAACACGCGCAACCAAAAAAAACAAACAAGGCTACACTGTACAATGCCACTTTGAGCCTGGCGGCTATAGTAGTTTGAAGGGACTAACTAGTTGACCCTGCCCAGTTCTACGACTTGAGACTCCTTGCACGACCATCAGTGGTGGGCACACAAACCCAACCACGCGGATGAGGGGAGGCTGTCGAAACCACCTCAAGCGGCAACGTCGTAGGCGTCGGTGCTGCTCGGGCTACTTCTTCAGTCTTTGTTTCTTTGCGCTCGACCGCACCCAGCCTTGCGGCCACGTGCTGCTCAATTAGCGCTTCAAAACGGTCTTTCATGTCGTCAAACTCTTTCTCCTCACGCAGCCGCAACTTCTTTGCAGCTCGAAACAACTGAACAGCCTGCGGAGGCAAGCTGACAACCCTCAGTTCCCAAAGGCCAGCACCAGTAGGGGCAGAACTGCCACCAGTACCGGTGGTCCACAAACCAGGGGTGAAGTAATCGAGGAGCGGATCCTCCACGTCAAGCACACCAAGAGCGGCAGGGCCATAACCGGAAGAAGCAGACGCACTCGTGCTGTTAACTGAGTGCGCATGAAGCACCGAACCAGCACTGCCTATGATATTCTTGTGCGCCCAACCACTTGCGAAACCTGATAAGCTGGTGCCAAAATCAGTAGGAGCGGTACCTTGGTTCATAAGAACCGCTAGGTAGACCCCAGACTCAGAAAAACCCCACCATTCATTGGTCCCGTCCCACTGCACATTGAGTTGAACACCGTTCTGTGCAGTGGCAAGCGGCCCAACAGACCAATTCGTGCCCGAAGAGCCCGGTTTGATCAAAATTCCGCCAGCTTGGCTAAAAGAGGTCGAAGCCTCATGGCCGGTGTTGACGTAAAGGTTGCTGCCGCCAGAGGGTTGTATTGCAGTTGCGTAAGTATAGCCGCCCGCCAAATTGTTGTTGTCAGCAGCGACCTCGACCTCGATTTCGTACTCAACAAATAGTGAGCCGATTTCATAGTCTACAGTTGGCAATGTGCCGCTGGAACCAAGAATATTGTGTGCGTCTTGAACGAAAATCGCAAATTGTCCAGATGAGCTCTCGACCAAAGTCGCTGAGTTCGTCGGATCATTAAGGAAGAAACCACCACTCGGACCAACTGCGAAACGAGTCGCAACGTCTAGGTTGTCGTTCCTTTCACCCTTGAAATCATCAGGGATCTTCGCCATCGGAACCAGAGCTTTCACAGAATGTGAGTCATAGTTCGATAGCGTTCCAGCGGTGGGTGCCGCAAATTGCGCAGGGAGGGGTTCATTAGGGTTCGGCTCGTGCACAAAAAGCATGGTACCAGCGTTGGTTGCGCTGGGGATGCTAGACTTGAACACAAACCTCATCCTCTTAATTTTGAACTTGTCAAAGAGCGACATCAAACGGCCAAGCCGCACGTTTGGGATCATCTGCGCAGGGCGAATTTGCGTCGAGTACAACAAAGTGCCCGCCACATCTTTACCAGATTGCGCTCCAGCAGTCCCGCTCAAAACAATCTTCTGAATCAAGTCCCGGCCACCAAAGGTGGCACGGTCCATGTTGAATTTGTTCGCTTGCAAGAAAGCCATCCTGCCACCCTTGTGTCCTTTGGCGCCATTCATACGCTTGGCACCACCCTTCTTCTGAGGAGATGTTGACACAACAACAGTCGTGCCCTTCGTAGGCCGAGGCCCAGTCAGAGCGGAAATTTTGATGTTGTGTGGTTTCGACATTCCCCGTTTTCGTATATTTTGATCGGATGAGCGGTTCAAATGAGCAATTGGAAAAGCTGCGTCAACAAAATTCTTCGCTGTCCGTAAGGCTGCGTATTGTCTGACTTGCTTGTTCGGAATAAAATCTGAACCAATTAAAGAAACCGTCTTCTCTTCAAACGCTTGTACGGAAACACGTACAATCAGGCTGGCGCTAGCGGCCACCGGCAAAGTGAATTGGAGTCGCAACAGCAAGTAAAAGCTGGTGCTGAACAACAAAACAATTAAGGCCCAAAGATAGCCTTCCTGCTCCTTATCAGGCACCTTCTTCTCAACGATCAGAGTACCGCCGAAGTGATGATGATGCCGAACGCGTGAAAAATCAAATTGACGCACGCGTGGAGTTGGGTCGAGTGGCTTGACGCCATGTTTGCGCAAGCCCAAAACCTGACACAGAGCTTCACAGTCGGGGTCGGCAGACAAGTACCGAAGAGCGAACTCTTTGGTGCATATCAAACCAGCCGTGGAGATTGGAGCCCCACTCTCATAACCGACCATCATGTTCTGGAAGTAAGCCGCCGAATAAGCAAACTCGGGTTTAATCGAAGAAAGCGTCTCCTGCAGTTCCTTAAAGACTTCGGGCACAAAGCAATATTCCAGCATGAGCGAAAACAGCTGCTCGGCTAAGTAGCTGTGTCGTGATCGCTCCTTGATCGAAAGAGAGTAGCGATGCTTCTCCCAATTTGTCGGAACCGGAACCACGGTTGAACCGTGTTTGACGAACTTGTGTGAACAGAACGAGCGCTCTTTCATAGGCCCGATCTCAATTTGCTTGCACTTGTAGCCGCGGCTCGCAAGCCACTCGACGTAGTGTTTTTCGTCGATACCGTGGAAACGCGCTAGGGTATCGTCGCCAATTGCTATGGCTCGGTGTTTCCCATCGTCGTATCCGCCACAATGCTCCTCACAGTACATCACTTTCAAAATCACCTGCATTCGCGAATTCCCTGAAATCGTAATGAGGGAGCCAGAGCGAACGATGCCTGGCTCAACCTGTTCCAACACAGTTCCATCGGAAAAAATCAAATACGAGCTGAGCAGGGTTTCATAACACTGGTCGAAACCAAATTTGAAAACCTCGTTGGGATTTAGACACAATCGCCAACGCACGTCTCTGTCCGTACCAATCTCAGACGCTGAGGCAGAAATGTCCCAGCCTTTCTTGTCTTCATCGGCAATTTTGGCGCTCCCATCGTCAATAGAATGATAAATGACGTGGGCACCACCGTAGAGCCAGGACATCCCAACTTTCGTCGGTGTGTCCCTGTAATTACGCAACTCTGCGGCAAGGGAAGGCCCGAAGAAGGTTCTGTGCAACATCTGATACTCGATCGGAAGCGCCCATATCAACCGCAGGTTCCCTTTTTGGATTTTCTCAATTTTATGGGGCTCGGGCTTGACGAAGATTCGAACAACCGGCTTAGGTAAAGCTTTGCCGTCGCGAACACATTCCATCAATCGTATATACCTTTGCACAACCATTTCCCGGAGCTCTAAGCTGCCTTTGATGTCCTTATTCAAACTGACACCTTGCCAGACATAGGGGTAACCGGGTGAAGCTTGGTCAACACACAAATCAAGCTGCTGATTAGCCAGAGTCCGCAGTGCACCATCTTTGGGCACGCGATCAAACGGCGCAAACCAACGCGCTTTACTGTACAACATCTCACAAACATCCACTGCTTTGCGCCTAAGTTTTTCATCGGGCGCCGGGCTGCGGTTGAAGGTCGAAGGTACTTGGACCAAGAAAGATTTCTTCTCACCTAGAGCGGAACAGTCGGGCTGGCCGTATTTGTCTGCAACGGCTGTTGCCCAGCTGGCGGGGACGCCTGGCTGGCGCTCCCAAGCACGCTTGAGGTGTTGGAGGGGGCGCTCCCTAAGAGCGCTGACAATGAAGGGCCCAATTTTGCTACCGGTTCTAAAGGCTTCGGCAATACTTTGATCTGGGCTGGTTTCCGCGAGTCCCAAAGGAGCTTGCGTCCATCCTGCAGTGGGCAGTATCTGACTATCACATCCGGTACCACCTCCCGCGTTTTCGGATCCCTGCATGGCTGGTCGCTGCTCCAAGGAAGTTTCATGTATTCCTCTTGCCACGTCCAGATTTCTTGCTGTTTCTTTTGGAATGGTCCTTCGAGTTGGGCGCGCACGCCGCGTTTGCTCTCCGTCTTCGTCATCACTGTCGGAGTCGGGATCGTTAAGTTCTGGGGGATTGTCGTCGTGGGTTTCAGGCTGTCGAGAAGTTTTTGCGCTGACGCTAGAGCTTCTTTTGCCTTCTTGACCTCGATTTGTCTTTCCCTCTTCCCTCTTCTCTTGAGTTGTTGCGGCGTCAGGGCGACAGCCGGCGATTGAGACGCGGGCTGCGCTGCGACTTCTGTTTGTTGGGGCACCACGACTTTCGCCACGACCGGTGCCTTGTCGGGCGCCTGGGGAAAATCCGCCTGCTTCTTTTCCTTCTGATCCAGAGGCTTTGCTTGCGCGGGGCCTTCTAGCGCAGGCGATGCAAACGCGACAGCGTCAAGCGCAGCAAGAGCTTCCGCTCGAGCAGGCGGGACAACCGTCGGTGGTGGGGCGGGAAGCTCATCCTGAGGATCAGGATTGTCTGCCATATCAGTCAGGATCGACCCGTTCGGCACTTGCATCGCTGCTCGCGCTTTGCGGATTTCTGCCGGCTTCAGGCCGCGAATGTTGAGCTTATTTGTGCACTGATGCAACGAATCCATGCTGCCACAAAGGCAAAGATAAGCGGTAGCAAAGGCTGACTCTTCTTGCAGTGACAGGCCGCCTATCGCAGCCATTGCCATGCCGTTGCCTCGCCGGGCAGCGGCTACCGCTCGTTGATCATCCTCTGCGTCGCGTTCCTCGCGCGTTCTCTCGCGCTCGCGACGCCGCTCATCCTCCTCAGCATCTTGCTCATCCTCGCGCTTCTCTTGTTCTGTGCGTTGAGAGTAATCATACTCGTCGATTTCTCGACCGTAATCTCCACTCGTTACACGGTCCAAAGTTTGACCAGCGTCTTCGTCGAGATACTTGCCGCGGTGCAGCTCATAATCGAACGCCCTCATGTGCTCAGCGCCAACCATGTAGACTCTGCCAGTCGACTTCTCAAGAACTGAGTAACCGACCTCCTCTTGTCCATCATAGAGTGTGCGCTTTTCATAGGCATTGTAATGCCCATGATGTTTTTTAAGCATTGTGAGTGCCCCTGCCATCATGTAACTCCAGGAGTCCACCGAGCCTTGACCTTCGAGTCTCTGTTTAAGGAGCTCTTGAGCTGCAGCAAATGGCGTGACCTCTTCTGTCTTGACGGTAAGAGCAAGACGCTTCTTCCAATTCAACTGTCGCGCCACCCCTTCCAGGACAGCAGCGACAGGCAGGCAGTAGTTGACGGGCGAAGCGCCCATATAGTGCATAAACACCAACTGATTGCCAACTGTAACGGGCCAACCACACCAACCAGGATAAGTGGTGGCGTGGTGGCCGACAATGAAACTCGTAGGCGGTTCAACACGCCCGGTCGAAAAATGCAATTTTCCACCGACCATCCCATGGAAGGTGCCCGTCAAGTTGTTGAACGTCGAGGCACCTGGCACCTTGGGCCGAGCTGCGGTGATGCCTTGCGGCCAAACCTTGCTCGGAACGGGGAAACAAACAAATTCCAAATTCTCCAACTCGACCCAGAAATCTGGGTCGACAGCGAAGCTCTTCTTCTCTCCGCTTTCTGACTGGAGATATAGGAACTCTCCAGGTGCATATTGTCGAATCTGGTGCATTGTAGTCACGAGATAATCGACTCCATCGAGTATTACGCGAAAACAACCACCATTGTCACAAAGGCCGTCTTTAGACATCTTTAAGAGCCAGCAGCCACCTTTCGGCCAAACTGAGCATGGCTGGGTTATGGAGCCTTCTTTAGCTGTCTCCAACACCGTGCGACTCTTTTGTTCTTCCTGAAGTTTGTGGAGCAGAAACGTTGTGACACGCACTGGTCCAAGGTTGGATTCAAATTGATGGCCGTTCCGATCTGACATCACCCAACGAGTAAACTCAATTGGTTTCACCTGATCGACGATAACGCGCGCAAACTTCAATACGTAGTAGTTGTAAGCCACAACGTAAATCAAACGCACGATTCTCTTTCCGAGCCAAACAATCACATAGGTCCAACCTGCAACAAAGGTTAAAAACACGGTCCACATCAACGCCTCAAAGTAGTCTCTCTTGATGAAAAAACAGAATACTATGTAAATAGCTTGCGATGTGTGGTAACGAAAGAAGGCAACCGTTCGTAGTACCGCTGTGGAAATGGGATGCAAAGTGACCCGTGAGGACCACGAATTGTCTTCAACTCCTGTGCAGTACGAAACGTCATAGGCCAACCAATCGAGTCGGTCGCACTGAGGCTCCGACAACCGTGTAACGAAGTATTGACCAACTGGCTCCACCACGGGGGGTGGTAAACAAACGCCGTTTAAAGAGCCGTATTGACACGGCACAGCGTAAACGCCAGTCGGCAACATAGGTGGTGAGCCTGCTTGAAAAGCTCCATCTGCTTTCGAAAACGTAGTGGTCAGAAGCATCACCAAACAAAGGTTACGCAACACACCATCTCGCAATCTAGGCAGCCCCAGATGAGCCAGCCTTTCCAAGACCGACTTCGAAACTGAGCCACACATGATGCCAGCACCATTCAACAACTGCTGGAGCTGTGAATTGGTGAAGGTTGTGAGTAGGAAAAAGATTGTGCGAACGATCACGGAGATTTCAGCACTCCGAGTCCAGTTCTTGAAATACACGCCCTTCGGACTAATCACAGAAGCGGTATCGACGGTTTGTCTTCCGACAGATACCAACATCTCATCTCTCGCTTCAACATTGAGAGGAGGCACCCCCTCAAGCGTCGCCTTCGCGGTGATACTCGCCAAAAGTGCTTTGGCGGACTTCACCTCGTCGCGTTTCGCTGATTCGTATGCCTGGGCCGGTGTCTCTCCGACCACCTCGGACTTGGCCTCCTTGGATTCGGAGGACACTACCGCAAGTTTCGTTAAATGGCGCATGAGGTAATCTGTTGCGAAACCCTCAAAACTGGGCACCCTTGCCACGGCTTCCGCCACGGCTGGATTGTACCAGTAATAACAACTGCCTCTGCAGGTATGTGAACCTGCGCACTTGCAGTCGTGTTGGGTGACGCCACAATCATCACACGGATGACCAGCCTTCCGGCAATCTTCCATGTCCTTCATGTAGTCTATCTTGACGATGGGTTCCGCTTCCCATGGCTGGGGATTGGAATGACCATAGCGACGTCCGAGATTCATATTTTCAG